CACCGAGAACAAGATCGAGCAGGGCGACCAGGAGGGCATCGATGACCGGGTGCCGATGCCCGGCAACGTCGAGAGCGAGTCGACCGATGTCATCGCCGACCGCCCCTACCTCGAGCGCATATCGGTCTACGACATGTTCGTCGACCCCGACGCCCGCCTGCCGCGCGAGATGCGCTGGATCGCTCAGCGCATCTGGCGCCCGATCCAGGACGCCAAGGTCGACAGTCGCTACGACCCCAAGGCGCGCCGGGCGATCGCCAGCCAGCAGCGCTTCATCAGCATGGGCCAGGGTGACGAGGACGGGCGGGCCAACGAGGACACCCCCGACGAGGGGGCGATCAGCTACTGCGAGATCATCGAGTTCTACGACTTGAAGCGCAACGAGGTCTCGACGTTCTGTCTGGACGGCGATGTCACCAACGAGGGCACCCCGCAGGACGCCTACCTGATCAAGCCAGCGCCGATCCCGTTCAGCTGCGGGCATCCGTTCCTGATGCTGCGCAACTACGAGGTGACCGACAACTTCTATCCGATGGGCGAGATCGAGTCGATCGAGAGCCTCCAGCTGGAGCTCAACGAGACCCGCAACCAGATGCTGAACCACCGCAAGCGCTTTGCTCGCAAGTGGATCTACGCCCGCGACGGCTTCGACGAGGACGGGGTGCGCGCCCTCGAGTCCGACGTCGACAACTCGATGGTCCCGGCCCTCGGCGACCAGGACCCGAGCCGTCTGATCGCCCCGCTGCCCTCGATCGGCACGCCACCCGACTTCTACAACCAGTCCCAGCTGATCGAGGACGACATCAACACGGTGTCGGGGGTCAGCGACTACCAGCGCGGCCAGCCGGAGTCGGCGATCCGCCGCACCGCCACCGAGGCGGCGATGATCCAGGACGCTGCCAACTCTCGTAGCCGCGACAAGCTGGCCAAGATCGAGAGCTTCCTCGCCGACTGCGGCGAGAAGATCATCGCCCTGATGCAGCAGTTCGTGACCGGCGAGCAGGTGGCTCGGATCACTTCGGTGGCGGGGCGGGCGTGGGTCAACTATGACGCCGACTATCTGCAGGGCAGCTACGACTTCGAGGTCGAGGGCGGATCGACCGAGCCTCGAAACGAGGCCTTCCGTCGGCAGTCTGCCCTGCAGCTGGTCGATGCGATGGCTCCGTTCGTCGAGGTCGGCGTGGTCAACCCGGCCGGTCTGGCGCGCTACGTGCTGCAGTACGGCTTCGGGATCAAGGACACCTCGACGATCCTCAACGGGCCCCAGGAGCAGATGATGCAGCAGGACCCGAACGCTCAGGGTCAGCTGCCGCCCGGTGGCCAGGTGCCCCCGCAGGGTCCGCCCCCGCAGCCCGATGCCATGCCCATCCCGGCCGACTTGGCGGGCCAGGGACCGCCGATCGAGCAGATGCCGATGGGCCAGGCGCCGCAGATACCGCCCGAGCTACTTGCACAAATGGGCGGCTGATGCGTTCAATACGTCGCGACACAGAGCAACCAGGAAGTAGGACTCGCGGTGTCGGACTTCAATCCCTTCGCAGAAGGGGAGCCCGTACCACCCGATCCCGTTGAAGACGGGGGAGTCGGATGGCAGGGACAGGACGATCAAGTTCCGCAGGAGCCAGAGCGTTCGTACCTCGAGCTCGACGACGACGTAGCCAACCGCTATGTCCGCGTCAAGGTCGATGGTCAGGACGAGGAGGTTCCGCTACGCGAAGCGCTTTCGGGCTACAGCCGCACGGCTGACTACACCCGCAAGACACAGGAGTTGGCGCAACAGCGCCAGCAGGCCGAGTACGCACTCACCGTCGAGCGAGCACTGCAAGCTCAGCCTGCCGAGACCCTTCGACTCCTTGCCCAGCAGTACGGCGTGGACTTCGGTCCCCAGGCCCCGGCCCCAGCGCCGGACTACGACGACTACGAGAACCCCTATGCCGACCCGACCGAGCGCAGGCTCATCGAGTTGGAGCGCCAGAACCAGGCGCTCTCCAGGCAGTGGGAGGAGCGTCAGGCGCACGAGACCCTGCGGACCACGATCGGCCAAATCCAGCAGAGGTACCAGCTGAACGAGAACGACGTTCGAGAGGTCGTGTCGACAGCACTCCAGCGGGGCATGGGCCCGGAGGGCTTCGACCTGATCTGGAAGAACATCGCTTTCGACAGGGCGATGACCCTGCAGCAGCAGGCCCAGGCCAAGCGCGCCGCTGAGACTCAGCAGCGTCAGCAGGCCGGGGCCAATGCTGCTCAGCTGGTCGGCAACGGGGGCTCCGCCACACGAGCGGGCACGTCCCCGGCGCCTACCAACACTGGGCCCATGACCATCGCAGAGGCCTTCGCCCAGGCCGAGAAGGATCTCGGCTACTGACCTAGGCCCCTCCCCCGAAGGGACCCACCGTGGTTGCAGCCAACCCATCGCATCTTCCCGTCAACTGGGACGACATGTTGACGACGACGATGCACAACTACCACAAGACGCTGACCGACAACATCTTCAACGGACGGCCGTTGCTCAACTACATGATGAGCAAGGGGCGCGTCCGCAAGATCAACGGCGGCGTCTCCATCGTCGAGCCGATCATCTACACCGAGGGCGAGGCCGGTGCCTACTCCGAGTGGCAGCAGCTGACCGTCACGCCGCAGGAGGGCATCTCGGCAGCCCAGTTCCCGTGGCGCCAGGTCTACGCCACGATCGCCATCTCCGGCCTCGAAGAGGCGATCAACAACGGCAAGGAGCAGGTGCTCAGCCTGCTCGAAGCCAAGGTGATGCAGGCCGAGGAGACGCTCAAGAACCGGATGAGCAAGATGCTCTACGGCACCCAGTCGGCCCCCGACGCGACGAAGGACTTCCTCTCCCTCGACGCCATCATCGACTCGACCGGGGCGATCGGCGGGATCAACCCGGCCACCTCCGGCAGTGAGTTCTGGAAGGCGATCGAGACCGCCGTCGGCACCGTCGACGCCACCGGCCTGGAGCGGGCGATGTCAGCGGCCTACCACTCGAGCTCGGACTCGGGCTCGGACCGCGTCGATGCCCTCTTCACCGGCCAGGGCGTCTACGAGTTCTACGAGTCGACGCTGACCCCGCAGGTCCGCTACACCGACACCAAGTCGGCGAATCTCGGCTTCATGAACCTGCTGTTCAAGCAGACCCCCGTCTACTGGGACTTCGACTGCCCGTCGGGCGTGATGTACGGGATCAACTCGAAGTACGTCGGACTGGTGTTCCACTCCAGCCGCTTCTTCGCCCAGACCCCGTTCTCCAAGGGGCTGTCGGAGTCGATCGCCTCGGCCCATGCCACCAGCGGACTCGCCTCCGCCGTCGATGCCCGGTACTCGTTCATCACGGCGTACGGCAACCTGACCACGCGTCAGCGTCGTCGGCACTTCAAGCTGACCGGCATCGTCGCCGCGCCGTGACAACGTGGGGGTGGGCAACCTCCTTCGTCGGTCGCTGCCCGCCCCCACTCAGCAAGGAGAACCGATGAGCGACGACATCTCCCCGTACGGGGTCACGCAGAACGCCGACGCGGCGATGATCACCGCCGACGAGCTCGTCGGTGGCCGCGCCGGGTCGATGCGCGAGAACGCCGTGGCGGGCACGCTGTCGCCGTGGTCGACCGCTCCCTACATCCCGCCGCTGCGCCAGCGTGAGCCATTCTGCAAGGCCAAGGGCGACACCTGTAAGGCCCGCCCCATTCGCGGTACCGACCTGTGCGTGTTCCACTCGCCCGGCCAGGGTCGCCCTGATCGGCTCGGTGACGAGTGAACCTTCAGTCGCTGCGCGACTACATCCGTATGCAGCTGGACATGGACATCGAGGAGCTCCCTGACCCGATGCTCGATGCCTACCTCGCCGAGGCGTACACGCGGATGATCTCGATGGAGAACGCCTGGCCGTTCCTCGAGAAGCGCTGGAGCGCGGCGCGCATCGGCGACCCCGATGTCGTCCTGCCCCCCGACTGCGATCCGAACGGGCTGTACTCGGTGATCGACGGCAACTCGGGGATGCGCCTCGTGCAGGTGAGCAACGAGCAAGCCGAGGACAACTTCACCCACATCGCCACGACGACCGTGCCGGTGTACTACACGATCTGGGGCAACCTGCTGCGGATGTGGCCGGACCCCGGCGTCGACCGCGATCTCAGCTTGCGCGGCTACCGCTACCCGGCCGACTGGATGGCCGAGGGTGCCGGTGCCGAGGTCGACGCCGACCCGCGGCTGCACATCCTGCTCGCTCACTACGCCATCGCGCTGAGCTACGCCCAGCAGGAGGACGAGGTCCTCGAGGACACCTACATGAAGCGCTTCATGTCCGGCTTCAGCGCCGCCCATGCAGCGATCTGCAACCCGCGCCATCACCGGCCGCTGATCTACGCCGGGGGCCTGCCCCTCGGCGGGACCGGCAGCCAGACGATGCAGTGGGGACCCCCGGTGCACTCCTGATGGCGAACCGTCTCGACCCGATCAACATGGTCGACTTCACGGGTGGCCTCAACACCCGCGCCTCGCCCTTCCAGCTGGGCGAGAACGAGACTCCCGAGTCGCTCAACGTCGCCGTCGACCGCCTCGGCGGGATCTACTCGCGCTTCGGCTGGGAGCGCTGGTCGACCGAGGACCTGTGGGACGATCCCGAGACCTGGGACCCGCGGCGCGCCTTCATGCATGCCCTGAGCGACGGCACCTTCAACAACTACGTCGCCGCCAACGGCACGATCTTCGGCTCGACCGGCACCCCCGACTTCGTCGATCTTGCCGTCGCCTGCGGGGCGGTGACCCACCTCGCCGACTTCGCCGCGATGGGCGACACCCTCTACGTCGCCCGCGGGCGGGAGAACCCCGGTGCCTACCGCGTCGGCGCCGGGACCCTCACCGCGCTGGCCGAGTCGGGGGCGGGCAACTGGAACGACGACTACACCGACCCGCTGTCGGGGCCCGCGGCGATGCCCGCCGCCGAGCTCTGCGAGAGCCACGCTGGCTACCTCTTCGTCGCCAACACCGAGGAGGACGGGACCGACTTCCCCAACCGCATCCGCTGGTCGCACCCGACCAGCCCGCTCGACTGGGCCTCGGCCGACTACATCGACATCTCCTCCGAGGGCGGCAGGATCACGGCGCTGATGAGCTTCCAGGATCACTTGCTGGTGTTCAAGTCGGACGGCATCTGGGCGATCTACGGCTACGACGCCAACTCGTGGCAGGTGATCAAGAAGTCGACGACGATCGGCGCGCCGGGCCCGCAGGCGGTGACCCGCTCGGAGGCGGCGGTGTTCTTCTACTCGGCCTCGGACCACGGCTCGGTCTATGCCTACACGGGCGAGATGCCCCAGGAGGTCTCGCAGGGGCTGCGCCGCTCGATCGGCCAGATCACCCACCCCGAACTGATCTGGGTCGGCTGGCTGCGGCGCAAGCTGTGGGTCACCGTGCCGTGGAACTACGAGGGCGCCCAGGACGACTCGACCGGGGTGTTCGTCTACGACCCGGCGGTCGGCGAGAACGGCTGCTGGATGTTCTTCGAGTCGCTGGCCGGGGGGCTCGGCCCGCTCGTCGGCGGCTCCAACCTCGACTCGGCGGTCCGCCCGATGGGCGTGCTGCGCAACACCGAGTCGCCGCGGATCGTGCTCCTCGACGCCATCGAGGAGTTCGCCTACGACCACATCAGCGACACCTCGGTGCTCGGTGCCACGTCCACGCTGTCGGACCCGTTCGCCACCCTCGCCATCGAGACCGATACCGGCGACCTGATCGTCGCCAGCGGGATGCCCGGACTGCAGCCGTTCCGCACGATCTACCGCACGCCGTGGCTGACCGCTGGCTGGCCGACGCGCAAGAAGTCCTTCCGCCGTCCCGACTTCGTCTGCCGCCGCACCGGGCTCACGCACCAGCTGCGCATCCAGTCCTACCGCGACTACGAGGAGATCAACCCGCGCCGCCAGCACACCGTGCAGGTCGACGGCCAGGGTCTGACGGTCTGGGGCGAGTTCGACTGGACGGCGACCGAGGGTGCTCTGCCCGACGCCCCGGTGTGGGGCTCGGGCCGCGTCGCCGGTAACAAGGTCGTGCGCGGCGGCAGCTTCGGGCTGTGCAAGGCGCTGCAGGTGCGCATCCAGAGCTTCACTCCCGGTGCGCGCTGGGGCATCGACGCCATCGTTCTGAAGCTCGTCATGCGACGGTTCCACTAGGAGTATCTGATGCCGCTGATCCTCACCAACCGCTTCATCAACGGCGAGGTCGCTGACGCTGTCCCCGTCGACGGGAACGATCAGGCGATCCAGTCCTACATCAACTCCGAGGTCATCACCGCCGACGGCCTGACGCAGATGAGGGCCCCGCTGCTGTTGCGCAGTGGCGACCCAACCCAGCCCAATCACGCCGCCAACAAGGACTACGTCGACGCTCAGATGCCGATCGGCACGATGCTGATGTGGCCCGCGGTGGTCCCTCCCGCCGGGTCGAAGTGGCACCTCTGCGACGGCGGGGCGCTGGCTACGTCCGCCTACGCCATCCTGTTCGGTCTGCTCGACTACAAGTACGGCGGCAGCGGCGGGTCGTTCCTGCTGCCCAACCTGCAGGGACGCTTCCCGATCGGCTTCGACGCCACCAAGACGGCGTTCGATGTCATCGGCGAGGCGGGCGGCACCTTCACCGTGCCGGTCCCGGCGCACGCCCACGACATGCCGCACGAACACGGCCTGTCCATCACGACATCGGTCGAGACCTCCGCCCACACCCACGGCATCAGCCCCACCGGCACGATCACCACGTCGAGCGACGGCGCCCACTCCCACAACTCGGCGTACATCAATCACTCTCTCCCAACCGCGGGAACCGAGGGGGTCGATCGCAGCATGAACGCTGCCCCTCCGTACCCGACCGGCTACCTGCAGGCCGGTACCGATGTCCAGGGTGCCCACACCCACACTTACTCGGGCAACACCTCGGTCGAACAGGCCCTTCACACCCACGCCGTGAACGGCGTAACGAACGCCATCACTGCGGCGGCCACCGCCAACAACTCCGCCGCCCTGACCCCCACGGGCGTCACGACGACGATGGTCCAGCCCTACCTCACCGTCAACTTCATCATCAGGATCATCTGATGCCCTACGTCGACTCCGGCTACTACGAATCTCAGCGCCGTGGGATCGACGATCAGTACGCCGCGCAGATGGCGTCGAACACGTTCGCCCGCACGCTCGCCCAGACCAGGGGCAACCGCGACCTCAACCTGATGACCCAGGGGTTCAAGCGCCAGACGCCGAGCTTCCTGGCTGGCTTCGGGCAGCGTGGATTCGGGGGCGGCGTGCGCAGCGGCGTGATGCAACGCTCGATGCAGAACTACGTCAACGACTTCACGCAGCAGTACGGCACGGCGCAGAATGATCTCACCAGTCAGCTGCGTCAGTACGACCTGACCACCCAGCAGCTGGGTGCCGGGCAGGCGAACTCCTACGCCGAGCTCGAACTTCAGAAGGCGCGTGACATCGCCTACGCCGCGCAGAACATCGAGGCGCTACGCCAAGCATGGGGAGGTACCTGATGGCTCTGCCTTGGACATCGACCGGAGCGAGCAGCACCAGGAATACGTGGACGAACTTCCAGAAGCCGACGCCCGGTAGTGCTGCCGCCCAGAGGGTCGCCGCCAACGCCGCCAACTCGCGCGCCTTCAACGCGAGGAACGCTGCGGCGCAGGATGCTTCGGGTCAGCACACCGGCTTCTACTCGTGGTTCCAGCCGCCGGACCCCAGGACCTACAAGCCCAACGCCGTCGACCTGGCGCTGATGCGTGTTGGCGGCAACGCTGTCACCAATGCCTTCAACAATCAGCCCGCCCCTGCCGCCCCTGGCAGCCCCGGTGGCGGCGGTCGTGGTGGGTACGGCGGCGGCGGCGGTGGCGGCGGTGGACCGGCGGTCACCCAGGCGATGATCGACGCCCTCGCCCAGGCGCTCGGCGTGCATCCGGGCCAGCTGGGCTATACCCCGCTGCCCGCTTTCCAGGGCCAGGCGCTGCCAGCGTTCAACACCGCTCCCTATGACACGCAGCGCGCCCAGCTGGACCAGGCGGCGGCGCGCGACCAGGCCAACTTCAACACCAACCAGCAGGCCACCACCCAGGCGGTGCAGGGGGCGTACTCCAACCCCTACGCCAACGCCCAGGTGCAGGCGGGCGCGGCGACACCGCAGATGGGGGCGGGGCTGATGGCCACGGCGGGCGGCGTGACCGACCCGGCGCTGGCCCAGCAGATGAACGCCCAGAACGCCCAGAACCAGGGCTCGTTCCAGGACCTCTACCGGGTGCTCGGGGCCAACCAGCAGGCCAGTCAGAACTCACGCATGCAGCAGGTGGCGATGGATGCCAACTACGGGCGCCAGACGGCCGGGGCCCAGGTGGCCGGGCTGCAGGGCGGGATCGCCACCAACCAGGCCAACGCCCAGCAGGCCTACGCTCAGCAGCAGGCCGAGCGTGACTACCAGAACCAGCTGATGGCGTACCAGACCCAGATGCAGAACGCCCAGGGCCAGCAAGCCACCAACCAGGCCAACTGGACCCAGCAGAACGCCACCCTGCAGGCCCGCCTGCAGCCGGTGCTCGACCTGATCAGCCAGATCGGCGGGAGCAGCGGGCTCAATATCTCGGGGCTGATGCAGATGCTGCAGGGATTCGGGGCGTAATGAGCAACGACTACACACCGGGCGGTGGCGTCGACCCGACGATGATCCAGGCGCTGATCCAGATGCTGACGGGGATGGGCGGCAACCAGTCGTGGCAGGGCGCCGCCGATCCCAACCTGCTCAGCCAGTTGAGCTTCGGCTTCGACCCCACCCAGATGCAGAGCCTGTCGCTGCCGCAGATCCCCGGCACCTCCGAGCCCGATGACGTCGGCTACATCGAGGAGGCGAGCAAGCAGTACAACGTCTCCCAGGACCTCGTCAACCTGACCGGCCTCGGCGACCTGGGCTACGCGGCGATGATGGGGCCGGGCAGCTTCGGCGCCAACACCTTTGAGCCGACCGTCACCAACGAGCTCATCCAGCAGCCAGCGACGCTGCAGTTCCAGCGCTACCTGGCCCCCGGTAACGAGGGCACCTTCGAGGGGCGCGTCGCTCGCGTCATCACCGGGGCCGACGCCGAGGGCAAGCCCGGTACCGTGTCCGAAGCCGTCGGGCAGATGCGCCGGGTCATCGAGTTCGCCGACGCCCACCCCGACGACGCTCAGGCCCAGGCCGACGCCGACCTGCTGCGCCCCTACCTGCCGTCCCAGACCTTCTGGGATCAGGGCATCGAGCACACGATCATCGACTGGTCGGAGGCGACACGCCGGGCCCAGGACCTCGTCGACCCCTACCTCGCCGAGCAGTCGATCCAGCTGGGCCCGACCGGGGCGACCTACGATCCGGCCACCGGCAAGTCCACCCCCGGTGGAGAGATCGTCGAGATCGACGGCCAGCTGTACCGCCAGACCAGCACACCCTCGCCAGCAGCCGAGGACTTCCTCGAGGCGGGCATCCCGCCGCCCAACGAGCGCTACACCCCAGCCGACATCCTCGGGCCCGACTGGACCCAGGCCAACGAGTCCTACCTGGCCTCGCTGCCCGGCCTGCACGACCTCTACGCCCAGTACCAGTCCGACATCGACCGGGCCAACGGCCGCGCCGAGATGCTCGGCGGCATGCCGATGCAGGAGTTCTACGACCGCAACTCGATCCCCGGCCAGGGTGGCGGCACGATCGACTTCCCCGATACCGGCGCCCCTCTTAGCAACGACATCGTTACCGCCATCGCCAACAATGCCGCTGGCGCGGTGGGCGAGGCGGCGGGCAACGCCGGGACCACGGCCTTCGACCTGGCCAGGCATGGCGCTTCCCTGCTCGGGGGCGGCATCGGCTGGGGCGCGACGGCGATGCGCGACTACCTCAACAGCGCTCTCGGCGGTCGCACCGACAGCGCCGACATCCAGACCGAGCCAGGGGGGCAGGGAGCACCGCGCACCGTCGAGGAGGGCGCCGCGGCGCAGGGCAACTACGGCGAGTTGGGGTTCCGGGGCCAGCCCCTCCACCCGGCGCTGCGCCCTATGGGTGGCCAGACCCAGCCTCCGGGGCCGGGCGACGACAACAGCTACCTCGAGTACGTCCTCACCGCCAGCCCCGGCAACCGGCTGTCGTACGACGACTGGCTGGAGGCGCGAGCCGGGGCGGGGAACAACGTGCTCGGACCGGCGCCGACCGCCGCACCGGCACCTCAGCCGGGCGGGGGGACGACCCCGGCCGACCTCGGTCAGTTCTTCGGGGTCCAGCCCCCCGCGCCCGTACCGGCAGCGAACAATCCGGCTAGCCGCAACGTCAACACGATGGCCTCGAACCCCGCTGCTGGCGGGCAGATCGACATCACGCAGCTGCCCTCGACCGCCCCGCCCCAGCCGGTGACCGGGCAGTACAACACCAACACCCAGACCGCCTATCCCACCGGCCAGCCGGTGCTGCCGATGGGCGGGGCGGCAGCGAACAACCCGGCACTGCGCGGGCTCGGTGGCCAGACCGGCGGGCCCGCTGGTGGGCGGCTGAGCCAGGCTGGCATCGATGCCATGCTCACTGCCGCCCTGGCGCAGGGAAGCGGCGAGCCCTACGCCAACGAGCCCCAGTCCCGCACCAACCGCACGGCGACCGGCGGGCCCGTCGGCGGACGGCGGGACCAGGCCATGCTCGACGCCCTGCTCACTGCCGCCCTGGCCAGGGAGAACGAGCGCTACGCCATCGATCCTGCTGGTCGCACCAACCGCACTCCGACCGGCGGACCCGTCGGCGGGCGTGGCTATCAGCGCGAGAACATGACCGACGTCCTGAACTACGGACGTGGCAGCGGCACCCCGACCAGCGGGGCAGGCGGGGGCGGCGGGCGTGCCTCGTTCTGGAACCAGCTGTTCCCGCCGGACCAGCAGCCCGGCTACGTGGCGCCACCAGTGCTGCGCTACGGGACCGACACCCAGACCTCGGCCGGGCGCGTTCGTAACCGTCGTGATCTCGCCGTCGATCGCGAGCGGGCCAAGGCTGCCCGCGTCGAGAGCCAGGCCCGCGAGACCCGCTACGCCCAGAACATGGCCTACCGGGCCAACTACGGCCGTGACTACTGGCTGGCCCGCGGCTACACCGATCAGCTGGCCCGGATGGGGGTCACGCCGACGGCGATGGCGATCGCCAACCGCATCGGCGGCACCAACGCGACGCTCGGCCGCGGCTGATGCCCAACCTGCAGGACTACGTCAACCGCAACAACGCGGTCACGGCGTACTCCCCGACGCGGGTGCTCGACCGGCCGCGGGCCAACGCCGGGACGGCGCAGCGCATCCTGCAACAGCGCGCCGCCCCGGCGCAGTATCAGCCGCAGACCCAGGGCTTCCAGCTGGGCCAGACACCCGCTCAGCCGATGCCCCAGACCGGGGCGGTGCCCACTGCCCCCGCTCCGGTGCGCTCGCTGGCCGAGATGCTCGACCACATCCAAGGCGCCCCCGCGGTGGCGCCCGAGCAGGAGGGTCCCGGCGGATGGAAGGGCTACCTCGGTACGGCGGTCAACAACCCGATCGGCAAGGCGATCATGGCCCCGCTCAGGGTGCTCGGCTACCCGCACGACATCGTCGTCTCGGGGGTCAACGAGCTCGCTGACGCCTTCAACGGGGGTGATGCCAGCTGGAGTGACTTCATCCGTCAGACCAGTGAGGGCATCGGCTTCGGTGATGTTGTCGGTTCGACCGGCAACATCTGGGCCGACCGCGCTATTGGGTTCATCGGCGACGTCGCCCTCGACCCGATGACCTACGTCTTCGGATCGGGAATCCTTGCCGGTGCCGGGCGCGAGGCCCGCCTCGGACTGGCCAGCCGTGTGTTCGAGCTCACCGGGGAGGAGGCGCTCTCGGCGCGGGTCGCCAAGCTCGGGCTGCACGCTCTCGACGACGCCAAGCGCGCCGAGCTCGCCGCCCTGAGCAGGGAGGCGGGCGGCATGTTCGTCGAGGGGGCGGAGAAGATCAAGCGCGCTGGCTACTACTTCCGCGCTCCGTTCACCGAGGCCGAGTTCCGCCTCCCGGCGTCGGCCACGATCGACCGCGTCCTCGGTGGTGGGTTCGCCCGCGCCCGCAGCGGCCTGGCTGCCAGCCCGCTCGGGGGCTGGTTCCGCAACCGCAAGATGGAGGAGGGCCTCGTCGAGGCTGCCGACCGTCTGCTCACGGGGCGTGGTGGGCAGAACTCGCTGGCGCTGTCGACCGCCCTCGAGACGATCAACGCCAACCAGGCCTACAAGCTGGGCAAGCGCTTCACCGCCCGCACCGCCGAGGCCGAGCTCGCTGCCACGCTGCGCGAGATCCCTCGGGGCATGTCGATGGCCGACTACACCGAGCTCGTCGAGCGGACCGGTGGCCAGCGTGGCAACACGATGATGGAGCGCTTCGCCAAGATGCTCGAAGAGGCGGGCATCCGCCACGGGCGCGTCGGGCCCGAGACCGAGGGCGGCGTCCACTACTTCCCGCGCTACATGACCCAGAAGGGCAAGGCCTGGTACACGGGGATCGAAGAGTCGATGGGCGGCAAGATCTTCGGGGCCGGGAACAGTCTGGATGAGTACT